GTCCGTTAGACATATTTAATCCTTATGCGAGGCGCTTGAGTTCACGATCAGCGCCGGACGGCTTGCCGCGCTTGGCTTTTTTGGCGCGTGCCTCCACACGATCAAGCATCGCATAGAGTTTACGAGCACCAGCATCGGATGAACCATTACCCAGTTCAGACACGACACGGGCAGGAACCACAAACTCACCATCGGCAAGACGCGCCTCTTGGCCAGAGCCTGCAAAACGGGCGGGGATGGAGTCAGACACGCCGTCACCATTGCCCTTCAAATACCTGCCTTTGGCGAGCATGGCGATACCGCCGGGCATCACACCTCCTGCTGCACGCTCGATGGTTTCAGTAGTATCTGTATCGTCTCGGCTAGTCCCGCCAGTCGTACCACCAGTCGTTCCACCTGTAATTCCACCAGTCGTACCACCAGTCGTTCCACCAGTCGTTCCACCAGTCGTTCCACCTGTAGTTCCGCCTGTGGTGCCAGACGCAACAGGCATGAATCTTCCGGGCGTGAAATATGTGATCCCTCCTTGGCCAGGACGGTACGGCACAGGCCGCATCACTGCTGGAACCATCTCACCTTCCTTGGGCGTTATGGATTCATAAGTGATTGGGCGCTGTTGAGCCAGCGGAGTTTGTTGGCGCTCGTAGGTGTACTGCGGGATCGTGCCTTGGAAGCCGACCTTGGGTGGGGGCGGACTGAAAAAATCAGAGCGATTGGCAAGCGCAGCAAGACCCATCAACGGAATAGGACCAAATGCGCCCCGTGGGTTCAAAAACTGCTTTAACTGGTTAGCAATTCCAGAGTTCTTGATTGCTTGAGCTAATTGATTTGTCCAATTACCAAACGCGCCGGGTGTCTGCGGGTTGGTAGGCATATCGTAGTCGCCCGGCTGATCACCAAGGGTGCCACCAAGACCAAGTTGATTCCACCACCCTGAAGGCAGGGGTGTGGTTGGCATGTCGTAATCGTCGGGCTGATCACCAAGGGTGCCGCCAAGTCCAATGAAATCGTCGGCCATCTCAGGTTCCTTCAATGATTCGCATCAGTTCATCAATCGCCATGTTGGGGTTCTTTTCGGCGAGTGCCATCAACCGCTCGTATGGGTCAGCATTTTCCTGCTCTTGCAACTGTCGGGCAAGTTCCTTCTGTTGCTCTTCCCGCTGCATCTTCTCGTAGAACACAGACTTGAACGTGCCCAGATCCTGAATCTGGCTCATGGGCTGTTGGACCGCGCCCGCACTCACCATCGGACGCGCCGTGGTCGTAGTCGTGGTCGTTGTTGTGGTCGTGGGCGCTGCTGTAGTCGTCGGGCGAGCAGTCGTCGTAGGCGCAGCCGTTGTGACTACAACCGGAGGTTCAGTCGTCGTTATGGGTTTGTCCGTAACCGTGACTTTCTGCGTGGTGCTCGTCGTAGTAGTTTCTCCGGGGGGCAGACTGGTCGTGGTTGTCGTCGTTTCCGTCACCACTACGCGCTGAGTGGTCGATGTGGTCGTGGTCTCTCCCGGTGCTTCAGTCGTTGTGATGGGCTTGTCCGTAACCGTGACCTTTTGAGTTGTCGTGGTGGTTGTGGTGCCTTCAGGAGGAGCCTCGGTGGTTGTTATGGGCTTACCTGTGACCGTGACCCTCTGTGTTGTTTTATCGGTTAAGGTTACCGACTCCTTGATCAAATCATCAAGGAATGTATCGCCGACTGGCTTGTTTGTAACCGTAACCCTTTGGGTTGTCGTAGTGGTTGTCGTACCTTCGGGGGGAGCCGTAGTGGTAGTTGTCAAAGTTACCGATTCCCTAATCAGATCATCAAGGAACGTGTCACCGGTTGACTTACTGTCTTTGGTGCCAATCACGGAGACAGTTTGGTCTGCTGGTTGCGTTGTAGTCGCCGCCTGAGTGGTAGTGAACAGACCAACAATATCAGTCGTGTCGTCTTCCCAAGGCATTTTGGTGCCGGTTACAGATACTCGATCAGTACCGGTTGTAGACACATTCTCGCCACCCTCAGTCGTAGTAGTTTTGGCCTGTTGCCCAACTCCACGTGCAATTGAGCCAATCAACGCATTGAGCGCCGCAGGTCCAGGGTCTCGCCCACGCAGTTGGGCAGACAACGCAGCAAGCGCTGTGCTTTGAAGTTCACGCGGCAGGGCTTTGATCATGGGGTTGCCCTTGGCCTCTTCAAACACGGTCCGAGTCAGCCCGGAAAGCGCCCCGCTTGTGAGTGCGGTGTTGAGGTCAAAATCGCGCCCAGTCAGCGCAGAACCGACCAAGGAACCACCAACATCCCGGACGATCCCTTGCGCGACGTTCCCAGAAAGAGATTGGAGGAAGTCCCCGACACCGCCCTCGGGCAAGTAGGGGCCAATCAACTTGCTAGCCCCCGCACCAGCGGTTTCGCCCAGAGCGCCCAAGGCCGTTCCTGCGCCAGAAGCAATACCACCTCTGAGGGCCGCAGACCCAACATCTTGACCTGACAGCCCACCCAGCACTGCACCGCGCCCAGCACCAATGATGGCGTTGGCAGCGATTTGAGACGCAATGCCTTTCCCAAGCGTGGGAGCAAGAGCACCAGTCAAACTAGACGCCAGACTGCTTCCGGGGCCAGTCAGCGCCATCAACGCCATGTTGGCTAGGGGAAGAACGGCACCTTTCCAAGACTCGGAGTAATCGAACTGGCTGGCGCTGACTATGTTTCCATTTGCATCGCGCTGAAGGACGTACCCACTGTCGCCGCCAGTAAAGATACGTTGAGTTGAGCCTGTTATTGCACCGTTTGCATCGTAGGTAATCGTATTTTCAATCGGCTTTCCGTCTTGCCCATAAGTGGTTTTGGTCGCGTTATACCCACCAAGAACCTTGTCACCTTCGGTCACTTGGCGATCAGGAATATCAAACCCGCTTGGGTCTGGCCTGTAGGTTTCAAAAGGTGTGATGTTCCATCCGCTGACATCTGTGCCGGTAATCAGTGGTTTATCAAATGCTCCCTCCGCAGCGGCGGATGCGGCGGCGTAGTCAGACTTGTACTGATTAAGAGCATTCTGAGCAAAGTTGGGGTCTGTCTGGTTTAAATATGTGATCAGGTCACGCGGGTCAGTTGGCGGTTGAGCAGCCGGAGTCGTAGTGGCAGCGGCAGTCGTAGTTGTAGTTGTAAAAGGCAGCGTAGCGGGGGTTTCGATCAGGCTCGCTCCTTGGAGTTGGTCGAAGACCGTGGCAGGAGCCGCAGTAGTAGTGACAGGAATCGAAGTCGGCGTAGCGGGTGCAACATAAGCGGGAGTATTAGCCGCAGGCTGCGTACCCGTGGCGCGGTAGTAATCGTCCAACGTGAAGTTGGTGCCCAGATTGGTGTTGAATAGATCCACCGTGGCCTGTCCGCCAAGCCCCTGCTGGCGGGCGTAATCCAGCCCTCGCTGAGTGGCAACAGTGTCGTCTGCCCCGCCCTGATAGATGTAATCCTTAAAGTTAAACGGTGCAGGGGCTGGAGCAGGTACAGGCGCTGGGGCGACTCCCCCATTGATGATGCCCAACAGATCGTTCTCATTGAACGAGTCTTCAAACTCCTGCTCGTTAAACAGTCGTGCCATGATCTTATTGCGTCAAGTCGTAGAAAGGGGCAGTCATCGACTAATCTCTTCCCAGTCCAGAGAGCCAAGCACCTGATCCCCGTTGGATGCCGCCGTGCAAGCAAGCGTCAGTTCATACGCAGTGGCGGTGAACGGATCGCGCTCTAGTTGAGAGGTAAACAACGCCTCCTTCAAGATGTCCACGCTATTGGAACCCTGATTGGAGCCCTGAAAGAAACCCGTTGCCAGAATCCGACCGGTGCCCACGGTGAACGCCGTGCCGGTGATGTTGTACTCAACTGCGGAGTTTGTGCCTGCGCTGACCCATGTGCCGCCCGTTGTGGTGCCAGACGCCACAACCTCCCACTTGTAGTTGGCGTTGTTGGTAATACCCAAAATAGATATAGCCGTCAGGATGGCAATCGCGTCAAGGCGGGCTGTCTTCAAACGAATCGACACTACAGGGTAGAACGTCCCGGCAGTGGTCAGTGTGCGGGGACTTGTAATGGTGTTACCGGCAGACAACTGCGCCCCGCGCAGTTCATACCCGCCCTCAGAGATTACGGTCGAGCACACTTGTTTGAGCGTGCTTGCCCCGGTGGTTGCCGCCATATTGGTCATCTCGTACCGCAGCGGCAAAGAAGCGGTGGTGATGTAGGTGGTGTTGACCAGATTGGCGTGGTCAAAGTTGTGGCACGGAACAAATGCCCCGTTGATGATGAACCCGGTACGCACCGTACCAAGACCAAGCCACTCAATGTCAAGATACAGAATCTGTGCCTTAGAAGAGTCCAACGTCAGGCCAGACGGGCCGGTGCCGTCCAGTGGGTCTTGGTTCCAATCTGCCTGCGCCACACGGGTGTTGATCGGAGCGCCTGTCACGCTGCTGCGCTCGACCATGTAGTTGGTTGAGCCTTCGCGTTCAAAGTAAATGCCGTTGGCTGCACCATAGTAGCCCGCACGTTGGCGTAGGTTGGCCTTGGCAGTGCCAAACACAAACGTGTTCATCACCAACAGGCTCTTACCCGGCTGATACGAAAAGACTTTGATGGTTTCCCGAATGATCTGGTCGCCACTGGCCGAGCCAACCGTCAGGTCCATCAGACCTTCATTGGCGTTAAACGTTGCCGCTGCGGTGCCGGTTATGCTGTTGACCCACAGGTTGTTGTCCGCATAGCGGTGGGATGAGTCGAACAAGGTCAGCGGGTTGCTGACCCGCAGGCGCCCAAAGGCATCGACGTTGGTGCCGCCAATAGAGATTGGGATGGGGGATGGAGTCGTCACGATGTTCCTCAGCAGTGCGTCAAGTCGGTTGAAGTACAGACGCAGGACGTTGTTAAACGCCTCTTGATACCGAGAGTCATAGCCCCCCGGAGCCAGCGGCAAGTTTGGCGGCGCGGGGACGACTGCATCTTCAATGATGAAACTCATGGTCAGCGCCTGCCGTCAGGACGCACATCGATTCGGGGCGAGCCCAACTGCCACGTCACGCCAAGACCAGTGGACTCGGCTTTCATAATCAACTGACGCCCGCGCACTCGGATGTAGACGATGTTGGTGAACTGCTCAATTGGTACGGTGGCCGTGCGCGTGACCGCTGCACTGCTTGACCCGCCCAAGGACTGCGGGGTGTTGAACCCAGAGCCTGATCCCTTCATCGGGATCAACGTCATGTTGAGCGACGGGTTGGATATGGTCGAGCCTGTAAACGTCACGTCGGGCAGCATGCGCCAGATAAAACCAAAGTTCTGTCCGTCTTCGATGTCGAATTCGGCTGACTCGATGTAGGCATTGATCGCCACCGGCGTGCCAGTCACGTTGTCGTCTACACCGTTCTCATGCAGCACGATGTTGTTGTGGTAGGTCGCCGCAATCGGGAAGTCGAGCAGGCCGGAGTCAAGCCAAGCCGTGCGCTCCATCGTGCCGTAGTACCAGATTTCTTCTAGGTAGTTGTAGACAACATACCGATTGATCGTCGTAGAACCTGCCGAGCAATAGAACCACCAGACCTCGTTGAAGCCTTCACTGGTCCCGGCAAAAATTTGCGAGCCCTGATCTTGGTTGATGTCTCCGAAGACATGCCGCCGCAGATCGCATTTGAGGGTGTTG